ATAAATTTCCCCATAGCATCCACAACGCGGAGAATCATTATAGTCGTTTCATCTTGTTTGTCCCAAGGTATTGCATTATCTTTTGTGGGATAGAGTGGGTTGTCATCGAGCAAATCCTGTCTGATTGTTCTAAAAACATCTTCGATATACCCTTCTTGTGCGGCAAACGAGCGCTGCATAATTACATAACCACTGTGCTTGTCCACCCACGCCGAACCATCATCACCCAAAACACCTCGCTCGTCGCATATCTTCTCCATTACACGCAAATAGTCCCCCCCATCGATAAACGAACTAGAGATTTCATGATAAAACGACGGCAAAAGTTTCACATTGGTTTTCGCGCAGTAGAGCCAATATCTTGACTCGTCGCGATTCAAATTTTCTGCGCGCGTAAAGTGTGTGATAAAATCGCGAATGTCTTGTTGCCTTTTGGCGAAGTCTGTTTGTCCAAGTATTGCATCGCGCATTGTGCTGTAAGGAGAGTCATCAGTTTCTAAAGAATCGTCCGTCAAAAATACATTGCTGTTTACATTTTTTTGCGAACTATTGTAATCATGAATAAGGCGTAGAACACGAATATTATCCTTGGCTTTCTTGAACACCTTCATAATTTTCTTGATGTAATCGTCCTTTGTTGTCTTGAGGACCGCATCGAATTCACTAATAATTTGTTTTTCTAACGCACTCTCATTGTTATTGCCCGCTACTTCAAACGTGCCACACTTATTCGGTTCGTTAGGTTGGTTCGTAGTGATACATTTCTCATTGAAATTGCAGAACAATTTGGTTTCATCCGTTAGCAAACCTTCGTTTATTTCCGGGTCCAATATCCACTGTTCGTTTTCTCTCTTATAATACGCGGGGTCAGCATCTTCGATGGATAGAACCGCGTAGTCACCGTTCATGATAACTCTCTTTCCTAGAAGCATTGCTGCTGCGTCTCGATTTGCCTCTGGTGTGCTCAACCCGTTTACCTCCTGTAAACGTCCCGCTAAGAATGTTTGACGCGGTTCACCTTCTTCGATGCCCTGCATGGCATCCGCATAATCGTTCACCAATTCGTAATATGTATTATCGTAACGTTTATCGAAAAATATTTCTTTCTTATTATCCTCGGTCATTTCATCCATAGATACATATTTTTTGGAAAGCACGTATTTGTTGCATTCATCTGGTTCAACAACGCCACTCCTTTTCTCTTGCGTGATTTTCTGGTATTCATCAATATTAGGAGAATCGTGTAGAACAAGGAGGCGCACGGATACCAAAGAAATGCCTGCATTCAGCAATCTGCCTTGGTCAATCGAGTATACGCGCGAATATATTTCGTTGTCAGAAAGGCGCATCTCGTCGGTTATTCCGTATCCACTCATGACGCTGTCATATGTGTCCACATTGTTCGTGAACATCTGGCGAATACCCGATGTAGTTTCTGCCGACTCCATAGTAAGATCGGACAACGAGCGATCGATTTTGACCAACTTGGCCGAGAACTCGTTGATTTTGTCAGCAATAAAACCGCGAATCTGATTGTATCTGCCTTTGGTTATCTCGTTGGATTCAACAGAAAAGGGTTCTAAATAACCGCATACAGTTTTTACCGACATTTTTCCTTCGATGTGAGGTTTCACCGACTCGATTAGTTTATCAGTCGAAGGCACGATATTTTCAAGATACTTGCGGTAATTTTCCTTGCGCTCCTCTTCTTTTTGTTTACGCGCGGAATTACTCATGACATTCGATTTGTCGTTGTTATTGTCGTTGTTATTGTCGTTGTTATTGTCATTCTCCTGGGTCGGTTTATAATGGACAATTTTCTCCAGAAATTTATCAGTAGGCGCAGAGTCGGAACCCACCTCAATGGTATGCGGCCGTGTTCTATTGTTTAGTAGCTGCCAATATTGTAAATAGGTGTCGTTGAGACCAACTTTGGCAAGAATGTCAGTAGACGGGGCGTTGATTCGCGAGAAACGCAGGGTAGAGTCGGGTAATGTCAAAAATGAGCCAACCATAATGGTGTCGTTCTTGGTGGCAGGCACGATACTATCGACCTTCAGAATATTCTGCGACACAACATAGTCCTGTGTGAAAAACTTTTTAGTATCGATTTCACCAAAATCCTTTTCTACTCTAGCCACCGATGTTGTAAAGTCGCCGTTGTCAATTATTGCGGTGATGTTGCTCGAAACATTCTGCTTGGACAAATAATTCTGGTGCTTACTATCTGCGAAAGGTGTAGATAATTCTAATTTTTTCTTAAATTCCGAATAATATCTACTGCTGTCGGTTTCCAACTCGTTGTTGTAACTGAACTCTTTTTCGCGTTCTCCTGCTAGTGTAAGCATTTCAACATCCTTTGCCTCGCTAGTATTTGTTACATCGTAAAGTTTCTTTTTCATGGTTGCCACAGGTAGCATCCAGTACATTTTTTTATCCAGTTTTGCAAGAGCTTTCGCCAAAGGTTTGTCTTTGTCTTCGTAATGTATCGCAACTATGTTGTTATTGTCTGTCTCAAAATCCGAGTAAGCTTCCCTCAACTCCTTAAAACGATTGATCATAGTATGGATGTCATTAATAATATGCGTTGTACGATTCGCATTGGGTATTGTTGATAACATTGTGTCCATCATGTCATCAGTCTGTTTGTCAATATGAAAACGTTTTTCAGATTCGGGCAACTCCACAATGTGCTTTACAAATCCCAAATCTTCTCCAAATATTATTTCGTCCGATGCAAAGACCAACGGTGTCGAAACGTCGGCATCATCCGCACTAGCATCTGGGATGGCATCCGCACTAGCATCTGGGCTGGCATCCGCACTAGCATCTGGGGTGGCATCCGCACTAGCATCTGGGCTGGCATCCGCACTAGCATCTGGAGTGCTTTGCACGTTGGAAACTGAAACCGCGTCAGGTTCAGGACTAGCAACCGGAGTTACGGGCTTGTTGCGAATAATAATTTCGCGGATATAACTATCCAACGGAATCCCCTTGTATCCAAAATCGATGTAAATGGTCTGCTGCTCCGTGGTGAAAATTTCTATTAGATCCTCATTTAATCCTTTGATTTGTCCTGTGATTTGAAACGGTGTTGAAAGAGAAAAAAATATGTCAACCCAGGTTTCGGGTAACAACCCATTCTGTTTCGCGAATCCCCGATGTTCTTCCCTCCTCAACAGATTAATGTTCGTAATAGAATCGTTCTCTAAACGACTATTGTTGATAGATATCTCTTTCTCTCCATCTTCATTCTCTAAACGCAAAATATTGGTGTCAATATACCGAATAATGTATTGTTTCTTGTGAAGTGTAGCATCTGTTTCTGCTTCTAGTTGGATAATATCTCCAAGACGAAGAGTTAATTCTTTTACTTCTTCAAGTTCACCACTCATTATCTTATAATTACCGCAGAAATTTATATCATAAACATTACTTCAATACTTATGATAATGATAAAATTAAAATTACTAATTGTGCGTTTATACCTGTGTCACCTGGTAATAAATATATAATCCGTAAAAGTTTTTCGCGACAATATCGAGCAAATTGTAGCTCACGTTCTTAAGATTTGCCGGGAATACGGCAGCAACGCCATAAAGACTCCACACGAAAAGGAGGAACATGAAGAGACGCTCCCCAACTACCGATTTATTACCGAACCCGTAGTAAATTTCTTCGAACGCTTTTCCAAAGAATCCAAAACCGATTGGTATCGAAATATACTTTGAAAGAATGTTCAATTCACCTAGATAACCGAATGTCAACATACCAAGATTGTAAATAAAGATGGAGAGAATCGCGTTTTTGTGTTCAACCAAAAACTCGCGTGTTTTAACCGGTTCACTTTTGAGTTTGCCGTTTTCCTTTTTCTCTTGATACTTCATAAACATAATCGTGGACAGCAGCATAGTAGGTGTTGTAATCACCCAATCAATGTACCGTCTCGACGCCATCTTATTGACGTTCAAGACCGCATAAGCGATCCATATGTAAAATATCATCTCTATAAATTGCACGACTGTTTCAAGTACCAGAATATCACTTAAGATTTTGTGCTCTTCGGGAAGAGAGATAAAAAAACCACCTAGTGGTATCAAACTAGTTATGAGCTGCATAATCAGCGAAAACCAAATTGTCTTTGTCACCAAACTCTTTGTTGCTACCATGGTATATAATAGACGCATATTATATATTATATTATATTTGTGACATGAACTGTCTGTCGATTGTATCGAAAATGCTTGTCGCGGTATGATAAACAACCTCTAACAAATTTCTCACCTCATCCGCCTGAATATTTTCTTCAGCAAATCCGACACGAATAATACTCAAATCAATATGGGGATGTGGCTTCTGGAAACCGCAATAATTAAGACGAAGGACTTCTTCTTCTTCTGCGGAGCGCTTGTTATCATAATAGTCCCGGTACAGTATGTATTCCAATACCTTACCCAACGTGTAATCTTCCCCTTGTAGAATAATATCGAATGAATTGGGAATAGTGGTGGTGGATTTGGTCACTACACCTTCATCATAAATCACTCCTTTGAATTTCGATAGTTTATTCTTCATGACATCTGCTGCTTTTTTCACAATGTCTATTTCTTCAAACTGTCCTACTGATTCGACTTTGAAGTCGAATGAATCCGGCTTCGTGATTCGCTTGGCTTCCAGCAAGCGCCAATCTTTTTCCGCATAGGAAATGTCCTCTTCGCTCATATTGTTGGTCTTCATTTCTTTCACCATCACGCTCCAGACATTTTCGATTTCTTGCTTGTCCGGAGTGGCTGCATAGGCACAAGACGACACCACGTTGAACGCACCGTCTTGCTTGGCGGTTCCCAAGTCAAAACGCAGCGACAGTTTGATATGCTCGCCTGGAATCGCGTCTGATATTTTTGGTCGCAACCGGACAATGTCGATATAATCACCCGTGATTTTGTCAGGCGGAAACAATTGCTCCACGCTTGGCGTGTCGCGCTGCTCCGCATTGGCATCGTCGGCGCCATTCGCATCGGCAGAGGCACTCGGGATATGCTTTATTTTGAAATCCGCTGTGGTGGCGTAAATAATTTCCTTCGTATCATTTCGAACATCTAGCTCAACAATGTATTCGTCAAGCGGAAACTCGATATCTGTGATATGAATTGGAATACAACTGATTCTTTGCTTGATGAGTTCGTTATTCATGCGGGATGTATTTATCTCGATGGACGCGCGATTTTCCTCATAAGGCGCCGTTCGAAATACCACACAAGGAATCTCTGCTAACATAATGCGTCTGACCGCGTTTGCAATGCTGACGTTTACGTTTCCAAGTGTGAAGCGCAGGTATTGGTCATCCTGGGTCAAATCGGTTACAACGGGCTCCATGCTTTCTTATAATAGTATGGAACATAATTAAATCAATTTTATCAAAATTAGTTTAAACCGACAAATCTAAAAATAAGCAGAATATAATGAGTTCGATTTTTTACTATAGCAATTATTGTGATAATTGTAAGAGTCTTTTACAGGTCATTTCGCAATCGGAAGTAAAGAATGACATTCATTTTATTCCTCTCGATAATCGTGTGAAGAAGCCTAACGGCGCAACATACGTAGTGCTATCGAATGGTCAAGAAATACTCTTGCCTCCTACCATTACGAAGGTTCCTGCGCTATTGCTTTTGAATCGCGGACATCGTGTTCTATTTGGTTCCGAAATAACGGACCACTTGAGACCTAAACAAGAGGCGCTACAACAATCCGCGACCCAAGACAACGGGGAACCTCACTCCTTTGCTCTTGGTTCAAATGGTTATGGTGTTGCGTCGGATAATTTCAGTTTTTTGGACCAGAACTCGGATGAACTTGCTGCGAAGGGAAACGGCGGAATGCGGCAACAGCACCATTATGCCAGTATAGAGCATCAGGCGGACATCGAGACGCCGCCCGATACGTACACCGCTGACACGATAGGGTCTGTTTCGATGGAGCAGCTTCAACAAAAGCGAAACAGCGAGGTGAATTAAAGGAACAGATATTACAATGTTTTTTGTTTTGTAATATTTGTTTTGTAATATTTGTTGTAATAGTTTAAATAAAATACATATCTAATGTATTATGGATCAAAGGCAAATTCTCTCCGCGTTTAACGACCATTTTATGGAGTTTGTCGATGATGTTCAAATGGTGTTTCCTGATAACGATGACATTGCGACAGTAAAAACGTCGCTCGTGTCTTTTCGCAAGGCGAATCCGCGTCTAATCCTTTTGGCGTTCAAAGATTCCGTTATTGGGCCGTATCGGAATGAGATTTCAAAGGGAGATTTGAAGTTTTTCATTGACAAAGACTACAAACAGGATGTGAGTGGTGTAGGGAGCGCCAAATTAATTTTAGAAAAAATCGATTGTCTTCGTGAACCCATACGAAATATGAAGAGCGAAGACCAGGAAAAGGTGATTAAATATATGCAAAATCTTGTGAAGTTATCAGACATGTATGCGCCCAATTAAATAATGAGAACCCCGTTATTGTTTTATCATTGCCATAGACGTTATTTTTAAATATAATAGAAATACTATGATTTAAAAATAAACATATGAAACAGAGTATGTCCTCTGGTTCCAGTGAAAACAGTTCCGAGAAAAGTAATGCGACGGATAGCGCCGGCGACAACGACAATGCCAACGACAGTGCCAACGACAATGCCAACGACAATGCCAACGACAGTGCCAACGACAATGCCAACGACAATGCCAACGACAATGCCAACGACAATGCCAACGACAGTGCCAACGACAGTGCCAACGACAGTGCCAACGACAGTGCCAACGACAATGCGAACGACAATGCCAACGACAATGACTTTGGAAAAATTATTGCCGATTTTGTGAAAGATGTTTTGAATACTTTTCCCGAGATTGCCACTTCCTTAGACAATAATCTGCTATCCATTGCGAAAGGGGAAAATGTCACACCGGAATGTATTGGTGCGGTAAAGACCGAATGCCAGGCAGTGTATCCCGAACGATTCTTTGATATTTTGTATCAAAACGAGAAAATCTTCGAACAAGACGTTCCGCTATTTCTGTTGCCTGGTATTGACTTCCGGCCGCTGTGGAAAGAAAACATTAGCGACACGACCCGCGAGACGATTTGGAAGTATTTACAACTAGTCCTTTTTTCGGTGGTATCGAACATGTCTGACAGCAGTTCGTTTGGAGATACTGCGAAACTGTTTGAAGCAATTGATGAAGATAAGTTCAAGGCAAAGCTCGAAGAGACAATCTCGCAGATGCAGACGTGTTTTGACACCAGTGGAGCAACGGGCTTCGACGTGTCGGGCATTAACCTTGAAGACCTGCCTGATCCGGAGTCGTTGCACGACCACGTTACGGGTATGATGGGTGGGAAGTTGGGAAGTCTAGCGCGAGAGATTGCGGAAGAGACTGCGAGCGAGTTCAAGGTTGACATGGAAGATGAGACATCGGTCGGAGACGTGTTCCAAAAGCTTATGCAGGAGCCTACAAAGTTGATGGGATTGGTTCAGAAAGTTGGTGGAAAACTGGACGAGAAAATCAAGGCGGGTGAACTGAAGGAGAGCGAACTATTGGCCGAAGCAGGTGAAATAATGGAGAAGATGAAGGATATGCCTGGAATGGCAAATCTTCAGAGCATGTTCGGTGGTGGAGGAGGCGGCGGTGGAGCAAAAATGAATGTTGGTGCGATGCAATCGCAGATGGAGCGTAATATGAAATCGGCAAAGCAGCGCGAACGTATGAAAGAGAAGGCAACCAAAAAAAATGCGCAGGCAGATGCTGATGAAATGTCGGCAAGCGAGTTGGAGGAGGCGATGTTGGCTGCAAACGATGCGATTACATCGCTTTTGCGTTCGGAAGGTGTCAGCGATGAAGGAATCGAGAAGTTGGTGTTTTCAACCGGCGAGGCATATAAGAAATCGCGACCATCGGATGCACCAGGCGTGCCAAATGCACCAGGCGTGCCAAATGCACCAGGCGCGTCGGGTTCTAGCGGCGCGGGAAACAACGCAACCACAAATACTTCTGATACAGGGAAAAAGAAGAAGCGCAAAAAGAAAAAGGGGAAAGGGGGGAAATAAAAAATCCCTTCAACATATATAATGTCCAAGTTCTGGTTAGAAGATCCAGCAGTATTAATGAAACAAAATGAATTGACAAAATTATGGCCTTCTGGTATGAAAAGTATGAACGAAAAATTAAATGCGATAACCAGAATGACAATAATTTTCACGTTGCTTGCTTATGCTGTGACAAAAAAGGCAAAGGTGGTAATATCTGGATTCGTAACTCTACTAGCAATCGTTCTCCTGTATTATATAAAAAAAACCAACATGATAAATAATTTGCGCGCGGTAGTCAAAAACGAAGGTTTTGGTAATCCGAACCACATTAAGGAAATCGATGGCGGTGGTAGTAGCTGTAATGCCACGAAACCAACGCCAAAAAATCCGTTGATGAACGTGATGCTCCACGAAATACACGAGAATTCGTCTCGCAAACCGGCAGCGAAGTCGTTTCATCCAGTAGTTGAAAACGAGATCAATGAGGCAACAAAAGAGTTCGTTTCTGGAAACTTCGACGACCCGAACATTCGATCCAAACTTTTTGATGATTTAGGAGATAGTTTTACGTTTGACCGTTCGATGCGTGCGTGGCATCCCACGGCAAACACACAAATACCGAACGACCAGAAAGGATTTGCTGATTTCTGCTACGGTAATATGCTATCCTGTAAGGATGGACACGAAACCGCGTGTATGAAATCCGCGCCTCATCGATGGATGAACAACTAAATGCTTGGAATTAAAAAATAAAAATATATAAAACCTATATATATATATAACAATGTCCTCTGTATACGATTACACCTTTCACAAATCTTCTAGAATTGGACAGGATGAATGTGATAAGAGTCAGGACAACATTCAGAACATGGCGTCGTCCACTTATATGCTGGACCGGTTTATTCCGACATCGCCCACGTCGAATTTCGTGGACTTCGCCACAAGCCAGTTGAATATGAACTTTAAGGGTGGTTATCAGGTTGACGCTGGAGGTTCGAACATTGATACCAATTCGGCGCTATTCCACGGTGCTTTATCGAAACCGAAGTGTAAAATCAGCCTTATTGAGCGTCCGTTTGCCACAGTCCCTTATCTTGGCCGCGGAAAGAGAAACATCGTGACCGAGTCGCAGATTTTGCAGGGAAATAATCAGGTGAACCGGAAGAGCGTGAACCCGTCGAGCGAGATTTCCTACCTGGGCTACAGCCAGACACCGTTGGTTCCTTCGCTCAAGTCGTCCATATCGAATCCTAAAAATCTTGTCGAGGGCGTGGCCGACAAGACTTGGGTTCGCGGCGGCGTTGCGTCGCGGGAGTACGCCCGCACGAACGATTATGTCAATACCCACAACTGAATATAGTAAGTAAGATCTCATTAATAAGAAGTCCTCAACAATAAAAACTTAAAATAAAACCATCATCATTACATTATGTATGTTGATGACTTTATTTGCACCTATAAACAACACGAAGACGAGAATCAGGAAAATGTATACCGAACCCAATTTTTACAAGCATTAGACCTCCAAACGTGGGATGATACAAAGGTAGAAGAGGGAATGTCGTCGTTGTACGAGACCATCAAAAATTTGGACGATATTGTGTTCATTATTAACGCGGCTAAAAAAAGCAAGGAATTAGAGATGCTTATATTATTTAGTCAAGCAGACGATGCCACTATATTCAAAATGCTTTTCAAATTTGAACTGTTCGATATGACACACCGATGTATTTGTGACGCCATCGCCAGACAGAAGGTGGATGATGTCCATAAACAAGTTCTTGTTGACGCACTTGCTAGTGAATAATTCAGAACCCACTTTTCAAAACTTTATAGTATCAGTTCAAAACTTTATAGTATCAGTTCAAAACTTTATAGTATTATTATAGTATAATACTATACAGATGACATCGACAAGGAATAATAATACACCAGGAAACTATGCCATGGAGCAGAGAGAAAATCGCATGAACGAGCAATACAAAAATTACGCTCATTCGCAACATGGAATGGCCTACCGCAACGAGACCCCGGCAGTTGGTATTCTCCACGGACAAATGCCCCGCGAGACCCTTTCGAAGAACCCGATTGAGATTGAATCGATGCTGTTCGGCATTAACTCCACAAATCTGGTGAATCCACAAAAACCCCCAACGCCGAAGCTCAAGACGCTTCCTGAGCGTAAATTCTTTGAACGCCCGACGTTGATAATGCCTGAACCGTTGGTGGTGGAAGCAAAGCAGAGACCGCTTCCTATGGCATAATTTGTGTTATTAAAAACGTAATAAAAATAGTATGTTTAATACGTTTATAAGGCGATGTCTGAAACCAAAGGTGCCAAAATATTCAAGACAAAATGCTCGCAATGTCATACGATTGAATCAGGCGGTGAGCACAAACAGGGTCCAAATCTTTTTGGTCTCATTGGAAGAGTTGCGGGAACCACGCCTGGATACTCGTTTTCCAAAGCAAATATTGATTCGAAGGTCTTGTGGAATGAAGACACGCTCTTTGATTACTTGCTTGCACCCAAAAAATATATCAAAGGAACCAAGATGGTATTTGCCGGTATTAAAAAACCTGTGGAGAGAAAAGACTTGATTGCTTACATTGCTACTTTCCAATAATTTTTATACTTCATATAAGCTTACTCGCGGATTCGAACCACGGACCTTTGCATTACAAGTGCAATGCTCTACCAACTGAGCTAAGTGAGCGAGAAATGTTTTATGAGTATACTTTATCAATACCTAAGATAATCGCATTTTAAACGCATATAAATAAATATATTCGCTTAAAAATAATTTGTCATATTCTACGAGTAAAAGAAATGAAATATCCACACGTGATATTTTTACGGGACTCGAAGTATTCCATTGTGGACCAGAAAATTCAAAATGCGAAAACTGCCGGATTGCTAAAATGTTCAATAACGATCACATCGGACGCGAGCGATGTTGCGAAACTGTTTCGTGAAAATCACAATATTCTTGTGACATATGGAAGGTATAAAACCGAATACAATAGAGTGAAGGCACTTATACCAGAGAGATTACAAGCACTGTGGATACACGCGTCCTCGTTTGACAACATTGCCGAGTTTAATAGCAGCGTAAATTACTATTACATAAACCATGTTATTGGAAATCGCGCGGCAACGAGACCGAAATTCTCTATTTTCACAACCTGTTTCATGTCTTATGAGAAAATATTGCGCGCATATGAGAGCGTGCGTTCGCAAACATTCATCGATTGGGAATGGGTAGTATTAGACGATTCCCCCGAAAACAAGCATTTCGAATATTTGCAAGAGATACTTACCGACCAACGGGTGCGTCTGTATAAGCGCGCGTCAAACAGCGGTATTATCGGAAATGTCAAGAATGAGGCGGTATCGTTATGTCGCGGAGAATACTGCATTGAACTCGACCACGACGACAAAATAACCCCATCATGTTTAGAAGATGCGATTGGTGTTTTCGAGGCACACCCTGATGTAGGATTTATTTACATGGATTTTATCAACATGTTCGAAGACGGCTCTCCTACACGTTATATGAACGATGTTATTAGCAAGGGCTATGGCGGATACTACGCGATGAAATACGATGGGGAATGGCACTATGTTTTTATTACACCAAATATCAACAACATTTCTCTCTCAAACTTGGCGTGCTGCCCGAATCATCCGCGCATTTGGGAGCGCCAAACCCTGTTGGACATTGGGAATTACTCTGAATTGCTTCCGATTTGCGATGACTACGAACTTCTCCTTCGCACGTGCACAAAAACCAAGGTAGCAAAGATATGCAAGGTCGGTTACATCCAATACATGAATGAGGGAGACAATAATTTTTCGATCATTCGAAAGGATGAAATAGCGCGTCTTGGAACCGAATACATAAGACCACACTACGCGCGCGTGCACAACATCAATGGGTCTATGAGAACGATGAACGCATATGAAGACCCGCAGTTTGAATGGAACCACTCGAATATTTGGGAGCGCGAACATTACCACCATAAGTATTCGAATTATCGGTTATCACCTGATTATGATGTGCAGGTTTTGGTGATGGGGGGAGAAAGATTGCGTAGGTCGGATGTCCGAAAATATATCAACGAATCGAGAACGGAGGTATTCGTGATAGATGCGAACAATGACATCGCGGCACTGACGAGTTTAGCAGATACACTGGGTTATGGAGATGTTAGGTGTTGTAGTCTCTCTTATGGTTCTAAAAAGGATTTGTTGCGATACTTTGAACTGATGTGTCGTGTATGTAATTACACAATCATTCTAGAATGATGATGTTTACATCACAGTATTTCAATCACATTATTTTTCTCTCGCGAGATGTATATATGGCTTTCACGAGATATCACGATGAACCTTGTAGAATGGAAAAGCAGCTCCAAGAATTAACCGGTCCTGGTAGGTATGTGCTCAACGTTCCTGGTCAGGGCGAGAGCCCTTGTTTCATGGAAGACCCCCACATACGAATGGAGAAATGGGGCGCAAATCTTATGAAGAACAGCATCAATCTGGAAAGTGACTTGCGCGGTCTTACTAGGAAAAACAACAGGGATATTGTCGACCAAAATCGGCACACAACCAGGTCGGCAAAGGGTAAAAAACTCAGTTTTCCCGTATCCAGTGCTTGCACCGATCAATCGCGCGCGACGCATCCGGCTTGGATGTTCAAGGATTTAGAACAGACGAAATGGGATTACACGCATCTTGACCCGCGAGAGAATACCTGTCTTCCATTTCAAAACAACTTAAGCACGCGCATGTTAGAACGAGACCACTTCGTGCCGAAATATCCGAATGTCTCCAATTAGTGTTTGTGTCCCATATTATTTGTATCCCATATTATTTGTATCCCATATTATTTGTATCCCATATTAGAGAAATCTTAGTGATAATATTATATATTATTGTATATATAATGGCACAGCTTGCGATACCTCTTTTGGCATTAGGTGGATTTTATGTTATTGCCAATAACCATAATAAAGATGATGAAGACGATGAGTCTGAAAAAAAGAATGTCACCGAGGGATTTATCAACACACCAGTAATCAATTATCCTGTAGTGGAACCGATTAACAAAAGCAATGTAAAATATTTCCCTACTGCCAATCAGACAACCGATAAGTGTTTCGACCAAAATGTTTCGGAATCGGTAATGCGAAACAATCCGAAAGAATCGGTAGGTTCGGGAAAAGTCCCACAAATGTCCCTCACGGGTGCTAACATAAATACTTCTGATTTTAAACATAACAATATGGTTCCGTTTTATAGCGCAAAGAGTAATGGTGCTTCGACCTCTTCTGACGTAGCCGAGATGAGACTAGACAACATGCAAGGTGGTGGTTCGCAGGCGTTCAAGAAAAAGGAACAGGCACCACTGTTCAAACCACAAACTAATATGCAGCACGCGCACGGCGCTCCTAATATGAGCGACTTTCTTCAATCCCGCGTCAACCCGAGTATGCGAATGGCAAATATCAAGCCGTGGGAAGAGCAGCGGGTTGCTCCTGGACTTGGCAAAGGTTACAACACGGAAGGCGGCATCGGTTTCAATAGTGGCATGGAGGCGCGTGAATCGTGGCAACCCAAAACCGTTGACCAACTTCGCGTTGCGTCCAATCCCAAGCAGAGTTATGGTTTGGCAGGGCACGAAGGTCCTGCGAATTCGATGGTCAAGGAGGCAGGAAATATTCATACACAAGGGCGCGTCGAGAAGTATAGCCAAGACACTTATTATACTCTGGGACCTAGTCGTTGGAACACAACAACGGGCATTGAAAAGGCACAAACCGCCCGCGGTGTGGAGGTCTTGCGCGATGTGAATCGCCCTGATACCACAGAGGAGTATTATGGTACTGGTGCGGTCCAGGACGGACAGGCCAGTTACGCAAAGGGTAAGTATCAGATTCCGCGCAGACCTGAGTTACAAGCAAACAGCGTGACGAATGTATCGGCGGCAGGTAAACGCGGTGCCGGACAGAACGACTATGGTGTTCAAGGTTTTGTCCCCCTGCCGACAAACCGTTCCACCATGAAACAGCCCGATGGTTTTGGTGCTGTTCGTGGATTGGCACACGCGGCGATTGCCCCGCTGCTTGATGTGCTACGTCCTTCCAGAAAGGAAAACACTGTCTGTAATATCAGGGCAAGCGGAAATGCCGGAACGTCCGTCTCAAACGCCCGTGTCCATAATCCAGGCGACCGCACAAAAACAACGCTGAGAGAGACAATAGAGGGGGCAATTGACCTGAACTATCTTAATTATCAGGGTCGGACTACAGAGGGGTATTCCGTTTCGGAACACCAACCAACAAATGTCCAACGCGACACAACAAACGTTCATTATACAGGAGCAGCAGGACCGAGCGCGCAGAAGGCTAACCAGACATACGACGCCGCATATCGTCAGCGGAATAACGAGAACAAAACGCACGAGAACCGACCAAATCAGGGGGGAACACAAATGTTCAACCAACAAGAAAATATTCGGATTGGGCGTGTCGACGCCGACCGAAACAACAATCGCATGTATGTGCCTGGCGTGGGTACTTCGATCATTCCGTCGGCACAGACACTGGGTGCCGCCAAGGTGCCGCAAGGATACGACAGCACATTGAATAGCGATCGTATGAACCCCGACATTCTCACCGCGTTCAAACAGAATCCTTACACGCAGAGCCTACAGAGTGTCGCGTAAGACGCCCCATTGGTTTCACTGAAAATTTATACATAACACTATCAAGCGTTATGTATAAAATACATAAAAATACATAAAATACATAAAATACATAAAATATATTACTCCATTATCAGTTAAGAACAAACTAGAAAACCTCGATATATGTCTCTTTCTATACATGCCGATATTTATAGAAAAGTTGAGTATTTTTTGACTTCCCAAAAAATACCAAACATAATTTTCCATGGCCCACACGGCGGTGGTAAGCGAACTCTGGTAAACGACTTTGTTGAGAAGATATATGACAACGATAAGGAAATGACGAAGGCATATGTGATGAACGTCAATTGTGCGCACGGAAAAGGTATAAAATTCGTAAGGGAAGAGCTCAAGTTTTTCGCAAAGACGCATATAAATTTGAAAGGGCGGGGGCATTTCAAAACAATTATTTTGTCCAATGCCGATAAACTGACCATCGACGCACAATCTGCCCTGCGACGATGCATCGAATTATTCAGCCATACGACCAGATTCTTCATCATTGTTGAAAATCGTTATAAGTTGCTAAGACCAATTCTCTCGCGGTTCTGCGAGATTTATGTGCCACTTCCTCTCAAGAATGATAAATCCTTTAATTTGCACGATTATGTTACACAAAAAAGTTTCCAACCGCACAAGTGTGCCACAAATCGAAAGAACTGGTTGAAAAAGTTTATGAATGGATTAAACATCAACGATTATACCGAATTGGTTCAATCATCCATCTTGTTGTATGAAAAAGGGTACACCGGATTAGATATTATGTATTATTTGGAGAATTCGAATATGGAACAAGAGAGAAAATACCATCTATTATTGACATTTCATAAAGTTAAGCGTGAATTTAGAAGCGAAAAACTTCTTCTGTTGTTCATGCTCAATTTCATTGTTTTTCGTTCTGAAACTGATTTAGAAAATATTTCATTTATGTAAATGGATGATTATTCGATGTCTAGTTTGGGTGAATCAAAAAACGAGTGGTGTGCTCGTTTAGTAAACATCCTTACTCCCGCAGTAATTGATGGACTCAAGTCTATTTTCAAAGAGGCTTTAGAGCTTTGCGAAGAGAACGATGAACTTGACAAGTATCTGATGACGTTCCAGACATTTCTCTCCCGCATACCCAAGTGGAATGATTCTATTATCGGCGAAGAGCGTGTGAGGATTGAAACGTTTACCAAGTGTGGTTATCTGGAAGAGTTGATTACATGCGTCCACGTTATACAATTGAAGGCTCTCACATGCGTCCGCGTTGGACAGAAGCAAAAGAAGATTGATATTGATATTCCATCTGCCGATGTTTTCATTCACAAGGTGTACATCAATGTCGCAAGAAAGCTATACACAAATGTCTACCTCTTTGAAGCCGAGTTGGCCCCACTTGACCTTCAAAAAAACAACCGGCAACTCGAACTGTTTGCGCAAGAGAGTATCCTCAACACAATTCGCGACACGATGCCTGTAGAAAGCATCCTCAGAGCATACATGGACGAGACCGAAGAAGAGGAGGTCGATATCAAGGAGGAAATCATCGAAGAGGCGGTGCAAGAAGAGGCGGTGCAAGAAGAGGCGGTGAATGAGAACTCGTTGCCAATCGCAAGTGAACCCGTAACAGGAGCACCAGCACTAGGAGCACCAGCACTAGGAGCACCAGCACTAGGAGCACCAGCACTAGGATCACCAGCACTAGGAGTGGCACCTATGTCGGATGTGAATATGATTATGAATGATACCGTGTTAGAGACAATGCAATCCATTCCCTCGCAAACAGAAAACATCTCATTTTCGAATACTGATAAAGCGCAGGATACTTTAGGAAACGAGACACTGGTATCCGCACCAAAGACAATTGAACGGTTGGAGCAAATCGCATTAGATGGGGCACAAAAAAGGCGCGATGAGGAGCCCGATGATGACGACGAGGACGATGATTACGAGGAGAGAATTACAATTGGCGGCAATGTAAATATCGATACGCTGGATATTAATGATATGAACGCACCGTCGTCCAGACCACCCATTGTTTTAGATGATATAGAGTTTTTGTAATAATGCGTTGAATGGTTGACAGTTTTGTAACACGATATTTTAATGAAGAATCACTTTAGTATCGCAGGACTTATTGCGTTTGTATTTGTTATCGTGAAATTTCTTGAGATGAGATTTGTATTGAAGGAGGCAAAACCGGTAAAGGAAATTACGCGCGATACACTTGTTGTCTACATCAGTTCGGTTTTGGCTTTATTTGCGATTGAACAAGTAGACGCATCCGACATCGGGAAACAAAGTGGTGCTGGTGTCTTTGTGGGTGCCCCAGAATTTTAGAATCAGCAAATATTATTTGTCTTTGTATAGGTATATATGGAAACAGAACGGGAAGTATTAATGTTTTATCAAACGTCCCTTAGAAATGTTGGTCTTTACACATCTATATCGTTTGCGCTGTTGGCTTCAAGCAGATTTTACAGAGGGAAAAACAAGGCATATAATGTTTTGTTTCTTCTATTGAGTTTGTCCATATTATTTTGTGCGATTTCGCTATGCAAATACTTGATTGATGATCTGAAATCGATGAAGGCAAACTTGGACGAGACAAAGTATTTGAGTAAATGGCAAGCAATCCCCCAAGCAATATTATACATTGATATTGCGATAGGATGTATTATAACATTCACTTTGGTGAAAGAATTGTATAAAAAATGATCTAAGTTAATTTGTCAAAACACTATTTGACAAATTAAGTAAAAAGAGTAACCAACCAATTACTGGTGGCTGATAAGCGCGTCAATATTCATTATTTTTTGCTTGTTTATTTTCTTTTTGGAAATATGGTATCTGTTGAAATACTCATTTTGGATTACTTTCGCAGGAACGTGATTGTGAACCGTTCTAGCAATCATCTTGTATAATTTGAAATCAGGATATCTCTCTTCACCATTGTTCTTGTAGAGTATGTTGCGTCCCTTGTCGTCAAGACACCAACCGGTCATTATCTCAACAATGGTTGATTTCATTTCAGTATCATCATCCAACAACATGTCATAAAGTGCGCAACCCAATCTACACAAATCAAAACTAAAATTTGGTTCAACCCGTCGCTTATTTGTATCGATGTATGGTTCGAAATTATATTGAGTTGCGGCATCGCCTTTCGAATGGTATGAATCGCTACACAATAGATTCCCGCGGAACTTATAGATTGCCCGCCCATAGTCAATTATTTTGTATATTTTACCAAATGTAGGCACCTTGTAATGCCTGCCGTCGTGCTTGTAGAAGAGGTATTGTTTGTCCGTCTTCACATACATAATGTTGTTCGTATGTAAATCGTTGTGCGTGAGTCCGAACACTTTTTGATATGTGATTAGCATCATGAGGATTTGCGTCACAATCGAACCAAACTCTTCATCGGTCACATCTGTGCTAGACATGAAAGAGTCGAGGGTTTGTTCGCATCGCTCAAGCGCAACCACTTGAATTGGAAAAGAATGAATTTTCACGAATGCTTCGTCTTCCGAGGCAGTAGACAGCGACAAACCGTCGAGCGTGCTTTCGCTTTGAATGGAACCTGTTTCCGACCCCAGCGTGTTCGACGAACGCGATGAACATCTCGATGATTCCGAGGAGGCGTTGGATGACTTGGTTGTGTTTGCACTCGGCGCGGCCGTCGCCTTCTTCGTTTCTTGGTGAGGCGAATCGTAGAGCAACGCCGCAGAAATATCACCAGACACGTGGGCGGAATTATCCCCCGAAGAAATGTCAGTAGATACCTTTCCCATTCCCGTTCCCGGTGCAAATATGCCATCGAATTGAGAAAGATCGAGTTCACAGATATCCGATAACTCGAGAATATTTTCGTCGTCTTTTGCGGACAACACTTTGATTGGCTCCTTATAATCTCGCGTATCACGATTCATCAAGTCGTATTGAAAATTATCATCAAATACATACAAATTTCCGCGATTTTCGTGAAATGGTTTGCAGTCTTGTAAGTAATCAATGTCGTCGCCAATATTGAATAAAAAGTCATTTTTAATCCCTAGATACGAACCGTAAAAATCGATGCCGTGCACGAATCCCGACTCTTCGAGCATGGTGCTTGTGAGATATGTGAAAAAACTATCGACATACGCAGCGTTGTTTGTATCGCGAACCTTTGCGGCGCATTGTTCCTTTTCCATAAAAGATGGTAGTTTCAAAATATTATTATCAGACAAATCATACTTCGAACACATGTATTTAATTGGATCCAATAAAGGAATTAATTTGAAAAATACGTTTTTTTCGCACACAAATCCATCTGTGCTGTCACGGTTTTCAAGTTCGACCAAATACTTATTTTCTGTGCTCTTTTTAAGAATTTTTTTCAGCTTTAGTTTGTGATTCAAATTGATGTTTTTAAAATTGGTTTCATTTAGAGTAAAAAATCTTTGATAAACAGGTATATAATTCTGTGAACATTTCATATTTAAAAGTTCAGTATTTTCAAAACTCTCAAAGAGAGTATTATTGTCATTTTTCTGATAAGAAAAGTCCATAGTTGTGGATGATATAATTTCCCTAAAAATCTAACTCATTCACATACATATGCGGATAAAGTGTTCGAATTATTTCTGCTCTCTTTTTACATGACCTTAGAATTAAAGAAGTTTGATATGTCGCATATAAGCTTCAGACCCGACGAAAATAAGGGTCCCGTGGTGGTCCTCATCGGACGTCGAGACACAGGAAAAAGTTATCTCGTGCGAGACCTTCTATATCATCACCAAGATATCCCCATCGGAACAGTGATATCGGGAACTGAAGCAGGAAATGGATTTTATGGAAGTCACGTCCCTAAATTATTCATTCACGATGAGTACAACACCGCCATTATTGAGAATATATTGAAGCGTCAGAAAACCGTCCTGAAGCAGGTGAAAAAGGAGATCGAACATTACAAGAAGTCAACGATTGACCCGCGCGCTTTTTGCATTCTAGATGATTGCTTATTCGACAACTCGTGGACCAAGGACAAGATGATGCGGTTGCTTTTCATGAACGGCAGGCACTGGAAAATTATGCTTATCATCACTATGCAGTATCCATTAGGTATACCTCCCAATTTGCGGACAAATATCGACTATGTGTTTATACTGCGCGAACCCTACATTTCCAATAGGAAAAGGATTTGGGAAAACTATGCCGGAATGTTCCCCACATATGAGAGTTTCTCACAGGTAATGGACCAATGCACCGAAAACTTTGAATGTTTGGTCGTGAACAACAATGCCAAGTCTAATAACCTACAGGACCAGATTTTTTGGTATAAGGCACAACCACACGGAGACTTCAAACTCGGTTCGAAAGAGTTCTGGGAAATATCGAAGGATCTTCATTCTGACGATGAGGACGACTCATACGACCCCAACTCGGGGCGAAAGCGCGGTCCCAAAATAAATGTGCGGAAGACTCGGTGGTAAGAAGTAGTATGTTCAAATTTTAGCAGCAACACACTTATTTGCTTTGATAAATTCGTCCTTGTCAATCGTGTATATGAAAGCGCAGCAGTGCGACTCTGGCATTCGGTGCTTCGAACAATAAACGTTTTCGCAGCGACATTTCCCCATCATCATCTCTACCTGGTTCACTTTTTTCACACAACATTGAAACGCACACTTTTGTTTCGGCACACCTTTTCCCGAGGCAATATGGTTGGTCGCACTTTGTTCCCGCATACTTTGGATGGGCGCACTCTGTTGCGGCATTCTAGTTATTTACATATACTACTAGGGATTATATGTAAATTCAATTTTTTAGTTTTTCTTAATTTATCTTCTTCACGGGGTAATTATAGGTTTCACGCCTGCTTATTACCCTTGTCCGCTTCCTCAGCACCCTCAGCATCCTCAGCACCCTCAGCATCCTCAGCACCCTCAGCACCCTCAGCATCCTCAGCATCCTCAGCACCCTCAGCATCCTCAGCAATGTTCACTAACACAGTCTCCTTCTCCTTCGGTTCTGAAACACCAGTATCGGTCAGTCTGCTGAGACCGTGGTCGGAATTCTTATGGTCAATCACCACATCTTCATCCTCGAACAACTCCTTTCGAACATCAGCAACCGTGACCTCTTCGCCCATACCAGTCTCCATGTTGTTGACGTTGTTCACGCTCACCAATTGACCATTCTCGTCCAAGGTCTGCGTAAGCACGTTGCCGCTCTCGAGCGCCTTCTTCTTGTTCTCCTCAATCGCCTGCTCCTTCGTTTCACGCATCCGCTTGTCAAACTCAACCTTGGCGTTCTTCTCGTTCGCCTGCTTCTCGTGCATGAGCTGGTTGAGTTCGTCCTCCAGATACTCGACGCGCCCCGTCTTGTACGCCTCGGGGTGGTAAGGCATCCACATACCGACCGGACCCACAAAAACGTCGTGGTTCGGATCCACTTCGCGAAGCATTTTACATCTCAGTTCAGCCTCTTGCTGACTCGGATAAGAACCGCGCACCTTCAATCCACGAACGCTCGTCTGGAATCCATTCTCCTGATTGAATGCCTCGTCCAACTTGGTCTCGTTCGAGTCCATAAAGTTCTTGAACTCATCCTCTAGATTCGTGGCAAACAGATTATCCCGCTCCTCTTTACAGAACTCCTCCAAATCCTTGGTGAGATCGTCAAAGACAAGATTATACTTGAACGAGAGAAAACTCAAGAATTGTGTATATTTAGACAATGCCTTGGACATTTCCCACTGCTTTAGGAATTCATTGAAATTATAAAGTCGGCGGTCGCTAAGAATCTTCTCCGGAGAGAGAAACGATACGCAAACGAATTTTTGTCCGGCAACTCCCTTGTCCTCATCTAACACATCGACATACTTCTTGTTCTCGGAGCCGTCAATGTCCAATCTACATTCGATTCCCTCAGGTCTGGTTGTCGTCTTCGAAGTGTCGCTCATATAGGAATATTAATCCTCATAAACTTTAAGTGATTTCAAATCGACATATTATATTTTTTTCTTTTTATTAAATATAAGAATGAGCATTACTGATATTGTCAACGATTTCGATCTTGGTGAACTTTTGAAGCGCGCGATCAAATACCTTGTGGAGGGTATCATGGTGGCACTTGCTGCCTTTGCCATCCCGAAGCGCTCGCTCGACCTTGATGAGGTTGCCTTCATCGCGCTCACCGCGGCCGCCACCTTTAGCATTCTTGATACGTTCGTCCCGGCCATGGCCGTGGGTGCTCGCTCGGGCGCTGGGTTCGGCATCGGCGCCAACCTTGTCGGTTTCCCCAAACTCGGGTAAGCATAAACTCGGGTAAGCATAAACTTGCCTATAAACACGAAAAACACCAATAAATATAATATAGATTTGAATATAGTTATCAAATCTATATTGTGGGAATGAACTCCCAGTCGAGTTCGTTACATATTTTCCTCCATATTTCGTCTTGTTCGATTCGCTTCTCGCGGTCCTTTAGCATTGGGAAGAAAGGCAGGAATTCGCGCTGGTCGAGCAACTCGCACAACTTGTAGACCGTATAGTAGTAGTTTAAGAAGTTCACTCGATCTTCCGGGCAATATTTCGCATAAGGGCCTTGGATTTCCATAAAAAGATTGCACAGCGTGTCTTCGAGTTCCGGACTCATGATGGGCGGTTTGATTCCCAACTTGTCTTTGATAAAGGGAATGTGCTCGTAATATTTGTTGTAACCCAACCGCTTTAGTATCTCTTTCGCGCGCTTGTTGGTGATTTGTTCGAGACCGATTCGTTCCTTTTTGATTTGCAACTTGATATTCTCGAGCACTTCGTCGGGTATTTGCGTGGTCTCCTTGGCTTGAAACTGCGCGATTACCTCTCTGAAATGATTGATTCTTTTGTAAGCATAAAAGCAGACCTCTTTGGGAGGTTCTTTATACGAGGGTTTCTCATTTTCTACAAGGTATTGGATCGTGGAAGAACAATTATTGCAAACAAGTTGTCCCTCGTGCACAATCGGAATCATCTCGCCTTGGTGGCAAACTTCGCAAATGTCCGTCTGAACCACATAATTGCCAATGTCCATAAAGCTGTCGTCGATGTTTGCAAGAAATTTCTTCACATTGCTGTGCTCCTTTTCATCCTCCTTCTTGCTTGGTGTTTCCGTTTTGAAAAAGGTGTTGAGAACCGTTGTTTTGTTTGTGCCCTCCGCGACCTTCATTTTATTCTCGAAATAACCGAATACTAACTCCGAGTTGTTTAGCAAATAATTTCTCTCGCGCCCTTTGATTTCCCGGAGCGTCCTCTTGATGTCTTCCATCCTATCTTTTGTTTCTAACTCTGCTTCGACGGACATCTTATTTCGTTGTAGTTTTTTACGAAGTGACCTTTGCTCTTTGCGAAGAGACGGGACGACCAGCTCTTTTTCGCGCCGCAATTCATCGACGATTTCTTGATGTTTTCCGTCGAGGGTAGTGATGGAATTGTTTTCGACCAGTATCTTTCTTGTATTTTTCTGTTTAAATTTAGGCATATTAACAATACCTTTTTATTAGTGTTTAATTGAATATACTTCCAGTTATTGTTTTCTTTCTTTTAATTTAATGGATACAGTTCGCATAAATACCCCAGAAGATTTAGAAGTCGATTGTATCAAACTCCAGAAAATGGCCTTCATTTTTAACGCCGTTCAATCGGGTTGGAAGGTTTCCATGAAAGATGACACCTATATTTTCACCAAAAAACATCAGGGTAAGAAGGAAATTTACCTTGACACCTATGTGAAATCGTTTATTGAGAAAAACATGGACATAAACAAAATCAAGAATAGCATCGATAGTTAATTCACGATATTACCATAGTATTTTAATGATTAATAGTATTTTTTAATCATTAATTAAATCTTTTTCGTAATTTTTTTTTCTTTAGCAATATTATAACAATGGGAGGTGGATTAATGCAACTCGTAGCCTACGGCGCTCAGGACGTTTACCTTACCGGCAACCCGCAGATCACCTTCTGGAAGGTGACCTACCGTCGCCACACCAACTTCGCGATGGAGTCGATCGAGCAGACCTTCAACGGCCAGGCCGATTTCGGCCGCCGTGTCACCTGCACCATCAGCCGCAACGGTGACCTCGCGTACCGCACCTACCTTCAGGTCACTCTTCCGGAGATTAGCCAGACCGAGGCTAACTACGCCCGCTGGCTCGATTTCCCGGGTGAGCAGATGATCTCGCAGGTCGAGGTCGAGATTGGTGGCCAGCGCATTGACCGCCAGTACGGCGACTGGATGCACATCTGGAACCAGCTCACCCTTTCCAAGGAGCAGGAGCGTGGCTACTACAAGATGGTCGGCAACACCACCCAGCTGACGTACATCACCGACCCGAAATTCGAGAATGTTGATGGCCCGTGCTCCACTGCCTCTACTGCCCCGCGCAACGTGTGCGCCCCGCGCAACGCCCTTCCGGAGACGACCCTCTACGTGCCGCTCCAGTTCTGGTACTGCCGCAACCCGGGTCTTGCCCTTCCGCTCATTGCCCTCCAGTACCACGAGGTCAAGATCAACCTTGATCTTCGCCCGATCGACGAGTGCCTCTGGGCCACTAAGAGTCTTGATGACGCGGGGAAGGCGCCCATGGCCTACCAGCAGTCGCTCGTTGCCGCGTCGCTCTACGTCGACTACGTGTTCCTGGACACCGACGAGCGCCGCCGCATGGCGCAGAACCCGCACGAGTACCTGATCGAGCAGCTCCAGTTCACTGGCGATGAGTCGGTCGGTTCGTCCTCGAACAAGATCAAGCTCAACTTCAACCACCCGTGCAAGGAGCTCGTCTTCGTCGCCCAGCCGGACGAGAACGTCGACTACTGCGCGTCCCTTGATGATAACAAGCTACTCTTCAAGACCCTCGGTGCTCAGCCGTTCAACTACACTGATTCGATCGATGCTCTCCCGAATGCTATCCACGCGTTCGGTGGTGCGAACGCGGTCGCGTCGGGTTCTTACATCACCGCTTCGGGTCTCTTCGAGGATGCCGCTGCGAATGTCGTGTCGTCCGCTGATACCGTCGCCAATCTTGACTGGGCCGGAACTGATTCCCCGGGCTCGTCGCTCTCGGATGCCGGCACCTTCGTGCTTGCCGAGACCGCACTTGACATGCACTGCTGGGGCGAGAACCCGGTCGTCACCGCCAAGCTGCAGCTCAACGGCCAGGACCGCTTCTCGGAGCGTGAGGGCACCTACTTCGACCTCGTCCAGCCGTACCAGTTCCACACCCGTGCCCCGGACACCGGCATCAACGTCTACTCGTTCGCGCTTCGCCCGGAGGAGCACCAGCCGTCGGGCACCTGCAATTTCTCGCGCATCGACAACGCGACTCTTCAGCTCGTCCTGTCGAACGCCACCGTCGAGAGCACCAAGACCGCCAAGGTCCGCGTGTACGCCACCAACTACAACGTCCTTCGCGTTATGTCGGGGATGGGCGGACTTGCTTATTCGAACTAAGTAACAGATGGGGGGATAAACCTTCTTAATTGTAATAAAAGACCTCTTAAACTAATATAGAGCACATACTCTTAATATATTATGTGCTCTAATGAAGAAACAGTTCTCGAAAGTGATGAAGGTCTATATATCCGTGCGGGTAAATATGCGGGGCAATACAAAAATATTTTATATCTGGTTAGAAACAATTTAACCAACGAACAATACTACAAGATGACTTGTGGTGAAAATGTATACACCCTTTTGTCGATTGAAGATGTCGCTCGGATAAAGAATGTAAAACCATTTCGTCCTTGTTGGACTCTTGGCGTAAATTCACGTTACGTCACCGGAAGGTTGAAAGACAAAACTCATTACCTTCACCGGTTCGTCATGAAGAACCAACATCCAAACGATGATAAACTCATCGACAAAAAATTCTCAATCGACCACATCAATCGTGACAAGTTGGACAATCGTCGCTCAAATCTGCGATTTGCCACGCAGAGCGAACAAAATGCCAACACTAATAAGCGGTCCCGGAAATACAACGCAAATCCACTTCCAGACGGATTGACGCAAGCGATGCTCCCCAAATACGTCGTTTATTATCACGAAGTCTACAACAAGGAGAAAAATCTCACCCGCGAGTTCTTCAAAATCGAAAGTCACCCTAAGTTGGACAAACCTATTATGAGTTCCAAATCGCGCAAGGTCTCCCTCACTACCAAGTTGGAGGAGATTAAACAGAAACTACACAACTTGGAGAACGACATAGTTAATGAGGAGGACCCCAATAAGCTGCCGCAATACTACCGCATCAACCAAATGCGTGGCGCACCGCACATTGTGTATGAGCGCCGCCTCGACGACCGGCGCTACGGACTCAACATGAAACTCAAAGCAGGCTCGTCTATTCAAGACGAACTGGAGAGATTCCAAGAGAAACTCAAGAATAAATACCCTGAGTTGGCGGAGTAAACACAACATATAATCAAGGATATTTTTCCATCAAAAATATGATATATGGATACAACTTAAATATACACACTTATATACAAGCATATGCAAATCTTCATCAAGACGCTTACCGGAAAGACCATCACGCTCGACGTCGAGGCATCGGATACCATTGAAAACGTGAAACAGAAGGTTCAAGACAAGGAGGGTATTCCGCCCGACCAACAGCGCCTCATTTTTGCGGGAAAACAGCTTGAGGACGGAAGGACGCTTTCGGACTATAATATCCAAAAGGAGGCAACGCTTCACCTCGTCCTTCGTCTTCGTTAGTCGTAATGAAATGTTTACTTTATAATTTATAATACGCATCATCAAGACGGGTATTATAAAATAAAATAAAATAAAATAATTATAATAATTATTCATAGTCGCTTAGAGCGGTTTTTCCATTTTTATATTGGAATCGCCCACATATGATGGCGGCATATTACCATATTGTTTTCGATAAATATGCACGGCATCATCTTCTTCAAACAAACCACTATAATAAGGTGTGGTGTTGTCGCTATAACCAAGACAACTTCCTTTACCAAAACCATCATTCGTCACCGACACCATGAACGTCGTTGCCCCCCCAAGTGTAATGCCTCCAAACAAACACTTGACAAAGTTCCGCGCTTCCATTAATAATAACAGAGGGAATTATTTTTATATTGTTTACAAATACCGGAAGAAGTAGCACATTGGCACATTGGCACATTGGCACATTGGCACATTAGCACATTAGCACATTAGCACATTAGCACCAGCTAGCAAGTATTGAACAGGAGTTCCATATTTCTCACTTCAGGTCGGTCTTTCTCCTCGCGAAACAATTTCGTTATGAGGTCGTTATCTCTAAATCTCAAACTGTAGTGCTGTTGGAGATTGTTGCGCCCGACGCGACCCATTGCCTGAATACACTTTTCTTGGCTCATGTGCCCCAGGTCCTTGCTTATGTAGCCGTGACAGAACTGATAGTTCGTGCCGTAAATGTAATCGGACGATGCAATGATAATGAATAATTTCTGCTGTTGCGCCAAGGACTTCATCACCTCTGAATAACGAACGCTGGCGTGTTGCGCAAAGACGCCTACCCCCATAAGCAGGAGCATTTTCCACGAATCCTCTATGTCATCGATCATCATAATCTCCTCGACGACAGTTTCGGATATGTCACACATAAATGGAGTGCCGTTCGTTTCCTCCGAAATATCGAACCGTTTTAGATGCCTTGCGCTGTTTGGAATAAACTGCGAGTCGAGTTCCACGCTTTTCACGCACGAATTCAGTTCATTTATTTTGGTCATCACGCGTCGCATTTCCGGATTCACCCTGCCATCCGCCAATTTCTTCTCTTTACCCTCGTCTTCGCGCGTTCCATCCTCGTACGTCTTTTGTAAGACAGACACCTTGCCATTGATGACCGTGTTGTAATGAATGGCCTTCATGATGTCGCGCGAAACTGCTTGCGGAATGTCCGACTGTTGAAGACAGAAACGCGCCACCTTTCCAACATCCTCCGCAAGGAAGATCGTCGGTCCGTCGGTCATCGTATGTGCATCGCTGGTGACGACGTGAATGTTCGATGTGTGGTGCCGTTTACGTTCAACGCTGACCGCTTCAAATACATCGCCCCATTTTTCAGGAACAATATTTGCGAGAACGTCTATATAGTAGGTCTTTATTTGCGACATGGTCACGTCTTCGACGCACGCGAAATTCTGCGTCATCGAATACCGCTCGTTGCGAACGCTGTTTATAACGGATTTATTAGTGATAAACCGAATCGCTTCTCCTAGGTCGATGTAACGAAGTAATGTGCGATTTTGGCGACATTGTTTGGAGACTGCCAATATATCATCGTATTCGCGACTGAGGAAGTGGGGCATCGCGACATACCCGTCCTTTTCGATGAGCGGAATTGTCTTTTTGCAGTCATGGCTGACAATGGTGTGCACTTCGGCGTCCAAGAAGCGCGCACAGAAATCGGCGTTGGTCGGCTGCATTTCGTGTGGCTGGGGCAGAGTTGCCGACGACAATACCACGTTTGGTATTTGGTTCTCCTGCCAGTTACGCTGAATGATTGGGTGAAACTCGTGCTCTTTGTAATCCATCGTAATCGTAGGTTCATCCCAATATAAGATGATGTCTTCCTTCTTGTTGAACGCCAACATGTAATACATCGCCGGAAGATATGACTTGATGTCACATATCATAATCTCGACTTTATCACCTACCGTATTATCGACCTTCCAAATCCCACCACTACGCCGATTCACCGTATAATCTTTTGCCGCAAAGTAATGAAGCCTGATATCCTCCGCGTCTTGACACCCAAACGCAAACGCCACCTTCTTGTGTCCGGAGATTGCTGCCTTTGCCAAAGCAAGACCAACGTGGCGTGCTGCACATACGAAGATGACCCGGTGCTTCTCGGATAGACCAAGTGGAGACATTGTCTTGCCCGTTCCCGTGGGAGCAATATACTGAATCAGTTTAGGAACGCGCGCTTTACATATTGTAAACAACTGCTTCTGATGGTCATACAATTCCTCATCAGCGTATTTCATCAGGTCTTCGTTTCGTTCAATAATGGTCTCGCCCATCTTGACTAGTTTGGTAATATCAACGGATTTATCATTGATACTAGAAAGGCGGTTCACTAGAGCAAGTAATACGCCATTGGATGCTTCCACATTATACTTGGAGAGTATCTTTATTGTGTAGTGGTATCGTAACCATTTGTCCGAGTTTTTCGACTTGTATTTGTAGAGTTTCTCCATCAAATCTAGGATAACGAATTCAAATAACTCGGTTTTCTCCGTAAGTAGTTGCTTGTCCGTATTCGAAAAACGGATTTGGTCGGCCTTTTTGATAGAGCATTTTTTAGTTTCAACTTTGTCGAACTTGAACCCGTATTTATTAGACATTATAGAGACCTTAGGTTCGATGTATTTCATGAACACGAAGTTTTCTAGTGCTTCTGAATGGCTGATTTTCAGATAACTCAGCAAGGACATTGTTTTGTTTTGGCGAATAGCGACATTGTGATATCCACGAGTAATGAGATCGATAATTCGTTTTTCATTCGCTGATACGGGTATCTCGATGCTATTCCATTCGTCTTTTGTGAGTTTGCGTTGATTGAGATCCATGATATGTATCATTATCAGGATTGCTTTATTCTAGTTTCAATTTTGTCATTATTACTTAAATATAGAGTATGCATACCGCATGGGGGGGTATGGGT